TCGCACGCTTCAGTGCGACTTTAGTTATATTGTATTATGAGCTTACAAAGACTATATAGGAGATTCACAACTCCTAAGCGAGCGAGAAGTAGTACTGATTAGGCACTCCAATCTCTCGTATATCTCAGTAAGTGTGATTAATAGTGATTCGTCATCTAGACGGACACTCTCTACAACTGAATCGAAGATCGCGGCGATTTGATCGGCGACTCGATCAGGAGATCCTGGGTGGAGTGTCATAGCGGCATCAGTTATATCATAATTATCGTAGCAAACGGTTGGGCCTTTTTGACTCCAACCGACGATTGAGAAATCACCTACGCGGTATGCGATGCAGGGTGAATCTCTCATTATGATATCAAACGTCTCATCTTTATCCAGCGTCAACATTCTAGAAGACCGCTCTGTAGACGAGACCTATCATATAGCCATCAATAAAGGGCTGGACGAGTAAATACAGCATTAGAATTTGCCTTTAAGATTATCAATCGAAGAGATGATGTTATCGAAGGCGTTATAACTTTTTATGTTCTGTAATACTTTGAGCTGATCTTGTTTACTCAAAATGCCAGTTAGGGTCAGAACTGAGAGTCCCGCCCAGAGAACAAGACGGCTACGTTGCGCGCCTCTTTCCATGGAGCGGTATATAACGATGTCGTTAACTGACGAGAGCTTTCCTCCAATAAGAGTCATAGCCATGTTAATAAATCTTGATCCAACACCAGTCTGCGCTAGATCGATGATAGCTAATGCTTGATTAAGGACAATGTTGTTACGACGCGCCTCCAAAGCTAACTTGCGGTCAGGATCCGGCTCAGCTTTAAGCTTAGTCAGCTGGTTATTCAAGAAATCAATAGCATCTTGGTGTGTATCCAACCACAAGGATGCCATCGCTTTGGTCATGAAAGGAAGCATGTATCGAGTCTGGCCAGGAATCTCACCGGTGGCCAGAACCTGGTGTTCATGGATTTTTGCACCCAGACTTTTCCCTTTAACGGTGATCTTGTAGGAAAAAGATTTTCTGAGGGGTGCTGAGAATGTCTCAAAGTCCCATGAGTGAAGACTATCCTTGTACGCTTCAACATCAAGACTTCTTGATTCGAGAGTAATCACAGGGTTGTGATCAGGCAGATAGGCAAGAGCCTCACAAGGTTCAGTCGTTCTGACTAAATCATGGAATGGGATAGTTGAGCCATAAGGATAAGGGTCTTTAGTAGTTACATCGAACACGAGCACCAGTGCGGGACAACCCTCTGAGCTTCTGTTGACACAAACTTCGTTAGTGCAGTAACCTACTGATACTCGACCGAGAGTCTGCATCTTGGATACAACGTAGTGAGCTATCTTAACGTAAAGGTCACGAGAGTGGCGATGGATAGCAAGGGTGCCTTTGTTGATAACTTGGACGCTAGCATCCTCATCATCGTCTTTTGCACTGCCGACATCTGCTGAGCCCCCTGTTGTAATAACCCGACGTAGGACCTCTGCTGCAGACGGCTGATTGTTGATGTTAAAATTATCCGGATGGATAACCTCTGTCATTGCAATGTCGTATTGTGAGGATGGTATAACAAGCTCAAACGTGGAAGTTGGGACTTGCTGGCCGACGGGAATTTCAGGCTCTATCGAGTCACGGGTTCTTATAGTTAAATCAACAAGCTGATCTATTGAGAACACTTTCTGAGCAGCCTGCAAACAAGCCGTCATTGATTTAGTAGTGTGAGGGTCACCAAGAAGATATGAGCCATTCATGTTTCTTGAATGTTTTATCGATGTGAAAGTTTGAATCCCTTCAGAGAAATTCCAACTCTCATATATTGATGAGTGAACGCGACGCCCTTTGTAATCATGGCTCGAGCGCTTACCATAACAGCCGGCTACTTCATCAAGAGTCCGAACCTTATAGCTGGACAGGCTTTCAATTGCCTCTCTGAAAACGGCGAGAACAATTGGGAGCTCATCATCAGAAAAATGGACGTTCCTGACACCATTAATGCTGATCATCTCCTGATAAATCGTGAATAAAGTAAGGTTAGACTCGAGCTCGGCAAAACCATTCATTCTCAGAATCCGAGGTGTGAGAATGTGTTCTGGAGTATCGGGTGCCCAGAATCGACCCAAGAGAGTTAAGATTGACTCAACTACATGGGAGGGGTTGTATGCCTCTCTAATTCGGTCGGAGACTCTGTTCATGGAGTCAGCAAACCGAAGAGGCAGAGAGATTGGGTCTAGAGATGACCCCTGCTCAAGACTCTTAACTATAGCTGAAGCGTCAACTGTCTTAACAAGATCGAAAGCTTTCTCAAGGTTATAACCCTCAACAAGATCGATGAAATCTTGCAGATTCGGGAATGCGTTACCCCGACCAAGTCTGAAAGTAATTGGCGCATCAGGAACAGTCCAGCCGAGATTCGATAAAACACCGAATACGATATCCGCGCCAATAACTGCGATGTAATATGGATAGCGTTTGGCTAAATCGTTAATCGCCTTATTTACCATAAGAAAGGTGGTTTTTGTTAAATCGCGCTCTTTAATAGGACGATTTCTATCACCGATAACGGGAATGAGCAGTTTACGCCAACTTGAGGAGTCAGTCAGGACTTCTTTAATGAACTGAGTCATCTCCTCTTTTACCCTGAAGAAAGGAATGTTCTGCTGACGCGCAGCCTGGATCAGGATTTTTACATACTTCTTTGTATCTAAATCGCCAAGTCCTATTGTAAAGAGAACATCGGATGTCACAGAAGCCATCAGAGCTCTAGTAAAATTAACAGAGCGAGTCTCACTCGAAGCTCCGGCAATTGCCTCAACGACCGGTAGGCCTATGTAGTTTGCTTGAGTAAGGCCACGAGCGTCTTGAGCAAGGTTTTTAGTGCGAACTAACACTAGAGTTCCTCCCTTTTTGGAATTTCGTATACTGCGGTAATTGATTGTTTAGATGTAGTTGAACCCAGCTGAACCGCAAAGTCATCGAGGTCGGATGCAGTATCAGGGAATACATCGTCTACCTCATCAAGTGAGACATCTAAAGGCTCAGGTTCGATAATCGACCCAGGTGCAGGAGAAAATCTGACACCAGTATGTTGCATAAACTCGATGAAAGTTTTACGACCACCCTCAACTCGACCCTCAACCATGTCAACACGACCAGGGAACTCTGATGAGAGTACAACGATTGAAGTAGCGGAGCCTCGTGTGGCCTGAACCATTGTCTTAAATGCCTTGGTATCGCCATCGACCATAGGGTTGCAAACAACGACGACTGAGGAGTGAGCGTGGGTAATTAAGTTACCAAAGTTAGTTAGAAGGTTAAAGAAGGTACCGACCAATCCTTTCTCAACTGCTGGACCTGACAATCCGTAAATAAAGCTCCGGAAGCTATCAATACATATCTTCTTTCCAAGCAATCCTAGGCCGAAGGTCAGAAGTACCAATTGGACACCAGATTCGACGCAGAGAATCGTAGTATCATCAGCGATCTGAATAGTCTCTTTAGGCTCACCATACCGGAGAATGACGTCAGGCCGGAGAGAGGCAGCGAATGTAGATTTACCAGAACCAGATGCGCCTAACACGACCATTAAACCAGGCTGGTGACCCTGCACTGGCCATTCTGTCGACGCGGCTGACCAGTTCGGAACAGTTTGAGTATGACATTGGGGTTTAAAATACGGGCTAACATCAGAGTCACTTGGGAAGGTGGCTTTGATAACTTGCTCTGATTGGTCATAGCTAAAGTTGAAGGGCTTATCAGCAACTGATTCACTTTTCGCGTCTTTGATCTTATCGCTAATCCACTGCTTGAAGCAGCGGGGATAGACAGCTGATGACGTTAAAGTGAGAAGCTTTGACAAGTTGAGAGTGCTCTGTTCCTCTCCATCTTGCTCGATGCACGATTCCATCATATCCACTATCATAGCTGGTAGGACATACATCGCGCTATTTTTATAGTACAAATCGAGGGAAATTACAGGCTGAAAGGGATCAACCATAGATTTCATTCGCTCAATATCCTTTTTATCAACAATCACTAGGGCCTCCGATTGATTTAAGGTATGCGTTCGAGGTTTTTCTGTCGAATACTGATGTGGCCAGGGCGGCTATTTCAGGTCTAACAGACTCTTTAGGATACTTCCATGCGAGTTTGTCGAACCGATCGAGAACTTCAATCTCGATTGACGTGAGAGATGAGATATCAGGTACTGGTATTTTCAACCTGTCCATATCGCTAGCTAATCTACTCATGTCTTCTTTCTCCCATTTCTGAAGAAACATCTTAAGTGAGGGACCTAGACCCTCTCTCGACATGTGCTTCTGCCAATAGAACTCCATAACGTCAAGAGAATCATAATAGAGTGGGTGACGAGAATATGTATCTGTTACGCCCTTGAGAGCCAGGCCTCCGTACGCCCGGTGACGAACTTTTAGTCTATCCTTGATTTTCGATTGACATGAGTACTCTGGGTTAAATCGGTTGTGAAATAGAGACTGGATATTTGGAAGGAATCTTCCACTTTCTACTCTATATGTCTTATCATATGTAAAGACATCACCTAGAAAACCAGCTCCGAGCTCATACGAAATCAGACTGTTCTCTGATACCTGCTTGTCTTCCTGTAACTGCTTAACTAATTTGTGAACTTTCACCATATTAGCCATTGCCGTCCATAGAAGTAGGGCATCATCAGATTTATTCATCTGACCGCATTCCAACTCCATATTCAGGTATGAAATAACGAACTGCATCGCAGTGCTTTCGTCACTAAGCATCTTCAGATAATGAGGCGCTGTATGCACCAACTGCACTTCAGCATAATCAGCGAAGTTAGTGTAGCCTAGAATATCAGTTAGTTGATTTCCAGACTCCATACCGGGATGGAGATCGGGAATTCTAGGATCGCCGATTGTACACCGACCTTCGTTAGGTGCAGGAGCTGAGAGATAAAGAGCGCTATGAAGCGAGTCCCGCACCATGTCAACCCAGTATTCCTCGTAACCTGCTCGAAGAAGCTCTTCGCATAATATCTGAGTCTTTCTGACGTTAAAGTTAATATCCTGATCCGACAGATCGACCGGTGCCATAACCTCAGTTTTGAACTCCTTGATCTTCTCCTCTTTCTGACGATAATCTGTATGATGGAAAGTCTTTGGAAACTCCCTAAAAATCGCAGTTCTCATAGCTTGAGAAACAGGTGCGATTAGAAAGTTAAAGAAGGCGTTCACTCCGCACGCTGTCCTGGTTCTCGCAGCCAGCGCTGGGACTGGTATAGGGTAATCAACCCAGGATAGCGACTTGTCAGCTTCGAAGCGTCTACCCTTCTTTCCATCAGTAAGTGAGTACTCGAGATCGTTCACCATCCTTGGTTTTGCGACAAACTCGCCCTTATCCTGTGAAACTTTATCCGTCGACTGATCTCGATAAACGATAAACACACACGGAATATAGTCTAAAGCGAAAGCGGTGTTGAAGTCTTTCTTCTTGAACGCCTCAGCCGCCCGTCTAGCTTCTTTAACATACGAGTGAAACATCGCATGCTTGAGGGCTGATGACTCACGGCCGGAGACGAATCTGGGAATGACTGTCGATGAATTGGGGTTAAAGTTGATATCCTGCGGCTCAATCTTCGAGATGACATACCTGAAGAACATGCGAATCATCATCTCAACAGGGGCTGTGAGAGTATCTGGTAGCAAGTTCTTCGAGATCCTTAGAGGTCTGTTGTCATAAAGGGGGTAAGTCGCTGGATGCATCTTTTCACCCGATAGTGTCAGGAGACCGAAGAAGTTACCTCTTATACCATCACCTATGAGCCTATAAGCATCATCGAATGTTGGGGGGTAGTTCTTAGACATATGAACAGCAACCTCATACTTAAATCTAAGGAAATTGGGGTTGTTGGACATGATGCCTGGGAAAACCTCAATTGGTCCTGACTGATACGATCTCAAAGCTGCGCGTTTGGCTTCTGGAGTTTTGAAACAAGCCTTAACGACAGCGGATGAATCATAAGTCAACGATGGATGCATATCACACTTCCATCTCGACTGAATTCAGATCAACGTCAGTGTCGATCTCGCCCACGTCAAGACCTCGGTCTCTAGAGAAAGAGGATGACGCCTGAGAGGGTGTATCTGTACGTTGGGCACTTTTAAGTAGCAATTTCTCAAAGTCGATCCAATCGACGTTCTCGAAATAACTGGTGAGCATCAACCAATCGGAGGGGTAAACTACACCAGGAACAGAGCGCAATACAGTTGGTAGCGCCTCGAATAAGGTATCAGCATTGCGAGCCATCACACCAAGAGTGGAGGAGTCTACCACGCAGATAATTGAGCTATATGCGGAGTGGTCAGCGTTGAATAGCTTATACAATTTGGTTATTTGAAAAACTGGTACTCGGGCCGTGCTTGTAAGTGTTTTGAAATTCTCCTCATCTACCGATGAAGGCAGAGATGGAAGTAAATACAACTTCATTTTAGACTCCTAGATATAGATGTTTAAGTTGTTAGCGAAAACACGGAACGAGTCCGAGTTGTACATGACTCTCAGAATGAAATCAATGTCATCTTTAGTAAACTTGACTTTGAGAAAAGGTGCTATCTCTTTGTCGTTGTTAATAAAGGACAGAAATTCAGAGCGTTTGAAACTCTTCTGATCGTCCACCAATTGCTTTCTCAATTTCCAAAGAACTCGAGCTAGCTTGACCTGTGTAGAAATGTCGTCTGCGACCTCGTCTTTCAGGTATCGATGTGGAAACATTAGTTGATCTCCTTCGGAGCCTCTGCTCCGTTGGTTTAAAGTCGGCGTCCTCCCGACTCGCTTTCAAGCCCCCGTCCAGGGGGCCCCAACCTAAAGTCCTTCTTAGGTCAGTTTTGCAAAAC